TCGTATTAGGTGTTGGAACTGCTGGGCCAACTCTAACTGCTGTGTTTGCCGTAGCTGTAGGCGCTGGTACATTATATCCAGCCCTTAGCTCATTTACTCCAGCTACAGGCGTAGAAATAAAGACCGCAATATTAGGAGTTCCGACAGGCTGAATACCGCCGCCTTCAACTCTTGCAACTGGGGTTTTTGCGATGCTAATCACCGGGGCAGTACCAGATAGAGAGTTAAGAACAGTGCTACCATTTGAATCAACACCTAAAACCGGAACGGTTGTTTGGCCGTCCGATGTCTTAGCGCCGAGATATTTACCATTGCCGATGATATGCCCAATGTCGATATCATCTTGAGCAAAGGCTGATGGCGCTAGTGCCAAAAGTAGTATTGCTAAAACCTTACAGGTACGACCGCCCCTGCTACCTTTTTTCTTTTTTGCTAATTCCATTTTATTCTCCTTAAAAATTAAACTTAATTTCCGCTAGTAAACCACTGAGCACAGCAAATTACTGAACTTGTTGAAACAGCAGTATTGAAGTTTAAAGCTGTGTTAATTGTGCCCCTAAGCGGCGGATTGAAGCTTGCTGCGAATGAACCATTTGAAGTTGTTGCCATTTGACTAACGCCCCCAACTGCCATCAACGTAGCGCCATCTTTGAAATTTATATTAGTCGAATTATCAGCATCAGAGGACGAGCAAGTTACAGATCCCACATAAATTCGGACACCAACAACCGCCGCTTTGATTGCAACGTCTGAGGTTGTGGCCGTAGCTGTTCCACAAGCTGACCCTGATTCGCTAGGATCGGCTCCCCAAGAATTAACAGCTAGGCGACCGTCCAGGTCAACATTGAGATGGCCGTTGTCGCCGTCGGCTGCGCTGGCATTAAAGTCTCCTTTGACCCTTGCCGAAACTGGGTACATAAACATCCCACTTTGAATTGGGCTATCTTCTTGCGCGAGGGGCAGCGGGGCCCCTCTGGTAATATTAAAAGCGTCTCCGTTGGATGGGGTAACCGGCAGGGACGGTGAAATTGTAATTGAATTTGCTGTAACTGCGGTAACGTAAGTTGACACCCCAATGTTGCCGGCGGTGCCTCCGGTGAAAGTTAAAATATCTTGAACTCTTGCAGCGTGAGATGTCACAACCAAGACTGAGGCTGTTGATAGAGTTTCGGCAGTATCGGCAACAACGAGATAAGTTGCCATCCCAGAGCCGGCAAGAAGAATCCGACCAGAATCATCGCAGGAGACATAATTAGCATCTCCTGGGGTGTCCGAGGTTGGCGCGCCTGCCACATTAGAACGACAGAACATCTTTGTGCCGCCGCCGCCAAGCCCCATTGGCTCCCCTTGATTTTGCGCGAAGGCTAAAATTGGCAGAAAAAAAGAGATAAAGAAGAGTGCTTTTAATTTCATATAAATCAGTTTATCAATAATCATGGCTAATTACACCCCTCTAAATTTTAGCTAAAATCCACTCAAAATACTAAAAATCGGACTCCAAATAGTACCTATAAACATCAAGGATTACCGCCGCCGCTTTTGCTGTCTCCTTTGCTGAGCTTGCCATAGGTTCAATGCTACCCTTTAGGTAGTTGAAGTTTGGTTTTAAAAAGAAGATTAAGCTCATGTTTTAAGCCTTATTGCTTTAATCCCAGACGAGGTCTGCATCCTCACACTTGACGCATCACCATCTGAAGTCTCAACTAAATAAACTGCGTAGATTGTGCCGTTCTTATCAACTTTTAGAACTCCACCCATACCGCTTGGTGCATCTGCTTCTGCCACTAAGCAAAGCTCTTTTGTTGTGCCACCGTAGAAAGTTCTTAGCCCTGAAAACTGTGTTGGGAATACTGGCCCCGAAGGTAGAAGCTCCCAGTCAATCGCAACGAATGTTGGTAAGGTGTAGGTCGTTAGCGCAAAATCAACCGCGTTTAAAGCTGGAACTGTGTAGGGAACTAGCGCAACGGAATAAGGCGTTACATCTGCCGGAGTGAAAGCAGATAGCTCAAAATTAACGGCGTTAAGGGCAGGAGGAACATAAATGCTCATGCTAGGTATGGACTCCCTGGTGCTGTGTAGTAGGTGCCGCCTGATTTGTACTGAACAAACGCAGCTCCCACTTTCCCTGTTTTAATCGTAGAGGCCCAAGTGCCACCGGCTCCTGTTACGATCTTCTCAACTAGAACTGGATTAGTCATTGATTCGTCATCTGCTTCAATCACTGTGACGATTGCGCCAGTAACAGGAGATGCGCTTAGAGTGACTGTGCCAGAGATTGCAAAAGTAGCTATCGGGTCTTCCTCCCATTCGCAAGCAATCCACCAATAATTTGCCAATCTTGCGTTGCTTGTGACGGCAGCTCCTACGGCTTGAAATAAAATTGATTCGCCTGGTCTAACAATGAAATCCTGGTCTTTGACAAGCTCTGGTAAGGCTTTAGCTTCTGGCTGCGCAACTTGCTCAACAACTGTGTGCATCCTGCCGCAATAGGTTTGATAGATGGTACCGCCTTGCGTTGCTGTAATTGGAAAGCCATCCATTATGGCAGTCCTGACTTCCACCGATGCGCTTGAAGATTGCGTTGTGCTGTAAGCTGATGGGCTAAGAATAGCTCCACCACTAATTGCTGTCGCTCTGCTACATCTGACAACTGGCATAACAGTAGCGAGTGCGGCAATTGTATCAAGTGCAACCGTGGCTTTCCGAATTAGCACATTAACTCTCGATCCCACTTTATTTGTGAGGGTATACAAGTTTTGTGCTAAAGCATCGTTCCCTAGAGCGATTAGCCCAGGAACCGAGCCATTAAAACTAAAAGCCATTAATCTTCTTCCCAGACTATGTTAGCAATCCAATGGTTCGTTGCAGGGTTAGAAGCGCCAGCACTTGCTACAATTTGGATTAACAAAGCTTGGTTTTGACGTAGAATTAAACTCTGAGCATCAACTAACTCCGGTGCAACAATAGCGTCTAGCTGAAGCACTTGGCCTACAACCGTATGCATCCTTTGAGCGTACTGCTGCCACAAAGTTGTTCCTGCTGTTGCGGTAATAGCGGTAGCTGCTCCACCATCTGAAGCAGTACCGCATCTGATAATAGTATTAGCGTTTGAAGCGTTACCTGTATCAAACTGCCCTTTGTTTAAAGCTGTTCCACCAGTCGGAACTGCTGTTGCTCTTGATAGTTTTATCTGTGGAGTAACCGAAGTTAAAACAGCAGTAGCGTCCATCTGAACCCTGATGCTTCTAATATAAACCAGCTTAGTCGCATCAATGTTCTCAATGGTCATTAAGTTTTGAGGTGTTGCTGCTGTACCTAAAGTTCTAAATCCACCAACGCTAAAATATCCTGCCATAATTTTTCCTTATAAATCTGTTCTTAACCAGACTTGCCCAACTGTGGGAGAGCCTGGGTCTGAAGTTCTATTTTCAAATCTAAATCCTAAACCTTCCTCGTTATTGAAAAGTATATTGCCGTCACTTACTGCTGTGTTGAACTCTGCCATTGTGCCGCTAATACCTACGATGGAACTCTGGTCTCCTGTATTAACTCCGGAAGTATTTCCGATAACGACAAGTTCGGCATCAGTCACATAATTTTTATCAGTGACTTCGGCAATGTCTCCCGTATCTAAAACCACAACTCCAGTTGCACCGTTGACGGAATCGACAGCGCCACCGCCGCCAGCTACTTCGTAAGAACTATTTATCTGCTCCACCCAAGCGCCGCTTGCCCTTAAAAAAAGTTTTGATGTGTCTACTTCTAAAAACGCGAAACCATTTGGACTTGCTGGCTTTGAATCGCTAGACAAGCCAATATGCAGACATTGATTGGCTCCACCTATAACATTAAAAATCGCCACTTATATCACCTGATATGTAAAACTATAGCTCCAACTCTGAGACGCAATATCGCTACTAATCCATTGGATTTTCGCAGTATTGTTTGCAACAACTCCGAGAATTTCAGCGCCCATTCCGGCAATGGCTCCACAAAAAGCAGTTCCAGCTAAATCCTCGACTGCTCCGATGTTTGACGCAACTGGCAAATCAATTTCAAAGCTTGTTACCGTTGCTGCTAAAGTTGGATCTGCCGTGAATCTTCCCGAAACGGTAACGACATCACCAACTTGCATATACTGAGCTTCGGTCATCGTAACATTTGAATCTAAATTAGTCTCAGCGGATCTTGTTGGGGTATATGTTCCAGAAATAGAACTTGAGAGGGATTCGATTTTATCATAAATGGCGTTCTTCGTAGGAACTTCGGCGCTCCCATCCCAGCCGGCTCCATAAGCTTCTTCTGGAACAGATTGGTCGGCTGTCCAGGTGTTTGCTTGATTAAGATTCAAGGAAGCAATCACCGCGCCGGTAGTTGGTGAAATAGTTAAAGAGCCATCAGAATTGGCAACAGAAAGAGCAGTAGCAACGCTTTGCCTTGCAAGCGACTCAAGCCATTTTCTTCCAAGGAAAGAATTTAAGTCTTTTGGTGGCGGAGATATTCGATCCACTTAATTCCTTAATAAATCAACATCCTCTTCGGCTGCAACTAAGATTATATCTGAATACAGATCGGTCGATGAAATTTCCCATTGGCGAGTTCTGTATATCCCCTTTGGTTCGGCCTTTAATGTTAACGATCTTTGGCCCGCTTCCCCTAAGCTTAGAGATCTCTCGATGCTCCAATTTTTGTTATTATCCTTCACTCGATACATTATTTGCGAAGCGCCAGTGACTTGAGTTGATGCGCCTCTTTTTGCCCTTACTCTAAATCTATTGCAGCGTTTTCTAACTAAACTGCCGTGATCTATGTGGCCTGAAAGAACAGCCAGTCGGATCGGATCATCCCCATCGTTTAGATATTCTTCGCCAAGTAAAAACACCTTCCCTGTCACTTCCCTATCTCCAACTAAATGAGTGCGCCATTTTGGACTATGAGCATAGGATTTGTTTAGCCATCGGTCGTAGGCGTTTAAAGCCGGAATCCAGTTGCCCCATTCTGTCCAATTGTTTTCGTTGACATTGTACACAATGGTCCTGTTGGCCGTAGGAAAAGTAAAAACTAAAAACGTCCTGCCCACAATATCCATGCGATAGCCAATGCAATCGGAAATAAAACTAAAATCTTCGATTTCCTTATCATAGGGAGTTGAAACTCTCTCAATGTTTCTTCCGGCAAATCTAACAAAGTGGGACTGTGGCGTTATCCAATAAATTTCATTGTCGGTTTCGACTATTGATTCTGGGGCTTGACAACCTACGGTTAAAGATCCACCGGGGATAGGAGAAAAGGGCGTTGAGCCATCGCTTTCCCAGATTTCAACGGAGTCGGAGCCAAAAAGAAAAATCTCACCATTTTTTATTATCGCCGCTGTAATTAAGTCAGGGCTCTTTTCGGCGCTGGCAAAATTTAGAGCGCTCCAAACAAGAGAAGTGCCCGGATCGCTCCAAAAAAACTTTCTTGTGCCCACCGAGTTTCCAAGAATGTAGGTATCGATAAAGGCGACATGAGTAACTGAAGTTGGAGCGTCGGCGTCGGCTATCGCAGCACAAGTCGCCACTCCATCGGTATAAATTATCTTTTTCCCGGCTGCTACGAACGCATATGTGCCGTCCGTGGTAAAAGTTGGCTTGACTCCGCTTGAAACCGTTGCTCCGGTCAGCTCTTGATAGAGTCCTGATGTTGTGAAAATTTTAAATAGCCTTCCAGCGCTAACCGCTAAGATAATCTGCTTGTCCTCCCACCACCAAAGCCCATCAACTGGAGAGTTGGTGCCAAGAGTGCATAAGAGACTTCGCCCTGGCCTTCTATGAACACCCCCAAGCGAGTCTCTCCATCCATCGTAGATTACAACGGTATTCTCGCTAAGCTCTATCGGGTCTGAATTTTTATAAGAGTCTCCGAAAATTGGAATGGGCATTGTTGGCATGTTATGGGCCTACGTCCCTCCAAGCTCCGTCGTAGGCGTAAAGCTTGTGATTTGTTGAATCAAAGACTAAAGCTATTTTGCCCGCGATATACCCTTGAGGTATTCCAGTCGGGGTTCCCGCACATGACGGAATGAAGGCAAATCCATTTGTTGCCGATGTTGAAATCGCAGAACCAGGGCCTAGAAAAATATTTCCCAGATTGTCCCACTCGGCGCAGGCTACGCTTCCGCCGCTTCCTAGTAGTGCGGGATTATTATTTACCAAGGTGCCGAGGTGCCCTCTTGCTGTTCCAGAGCTATACAGCCCAAATAAAGTTCCGGCTCCTGTATGTCCAGCCCTATCAACTTCAAGCGGCCTGCTTGCGGAGGTGACTCTAGCAGAGCTTGAATTACTATGGATTGTAATGTCAGTTCCGAGCTGAAAAGCTCTCGCCAAAGAAGTTGCAAATCTTAATCGAAAAACGCCAGTATTCTTAAAGCCGCTTCGATCTAGAACCTGTAAATCGTTTTGGTCGCCTAAGGTTACCATACTAGTAACATCATCAACCTCAGCCGATGCGCCATCTAAGTGATAGCCTCCCAAAATCTGAACCGGCCAACCCCCCGAGCGAGTTTCGTATAGAGTAGTATCCGCTTGGGCCCAGGAAGCTATTATGGTAGTCCTTGCTCCAATTAAAAAAGCCCTCGTGCAATTTTCTGCAATCGACTCGGAGACTTCCAAGACCGAGCCATCCAAAATGTAGCTCGTATGATAGCCATTAACATAGGTTAGCTCGCAAAGCCCAACGTTGCAGAGCCTTGGGGTTCCAAGAGTCCTGTCTCCTAGTTGAATCCCAACTCCGCTAGCTACAGCCTTACCTTGACCTAGTAGTCTTGAATTAGAAACTAAAACTTGCAAGCAATAGGGTAAATAAATCCCCCTCAAGAATCCTTCAATCTCACAATTAGAAATATAAACGTCTGCGATAAAGTAAGGATCGGCTGGCCCAGAAACCCCAATGCCCGAACTTGATGTGGCACAATTAATATTAAGATTTTCAATTATATTGTAATTGGTGTTAGCAGATCCAGCCGTAAGCGTAATAGCGTTTCCGCTTGTGGGCGTATAAACAAGCTTGCAATTTTTTCCACTTGATCCAATTAAATTAACTCTTGTTGGAACTGTGATGCCAGTGTGGCGATATGTGCCAGGTGGAAACAATACATTACCGCCCCCGGCGGCTGAACAGGCCGCAATAGCTGCTTGAACGCCAGTCGTATCATCGACTAGCCCTGAGCCAACCGCGCCATAGTCTAAAACATTAAAGAAGGTTGTTGAGCTTGTTGCGATAAAAGCATAGAGGTCTACGTTGTCATAAGTGTAAAGAGTCACATCGGCTGCGGTTTTGATAATAAATTTGTATGCACCGTCACCATAAAGCTGCGCTATTCCATTTCCATCAAGGGTATATGGATTGGCAGCCGTGAGCCCTGTTTTTGTAGGCCCAGTATAAAGAGATTTTGGGGTTAGGGTCCCAGCGTCATAAGTATAGACTTTTCCACCAGCTAAAGGATTGCCGGTAGTGTCTAAAACACCAGAAACTAAAAAGTCTACAAGTAAAGCTCTAGCTCCCATTAATATCCTCGCCTACAACTATAAAGGCTTGCGACTTCCTCGGTATCGGAAGTGTCCCTATCGTTATTTTTTGCTTGTTGAAAAATTCTATCGGCTCTAGCTTCAAGCCTGTCAATTTCCGAGCCGGGAATAGCATGGTCCGGGGCAAGCTCAACCGCAAGATCGTAAATAAGCGCCCTTTGATATCTTGATGGAATGTCGCCGCTGTCGTTGGCGTTATCCATGTCCTTAATGCGAGAAATGCCTACATAGTGAAGCGTGTAATCAGCGGCATCCGAGGTTGTCGGCACAGGCCAAACAGAGATGGAGCAGTTCTGCCTATTATTGAAAGTGATAGCTTCTGGCATGCCAGCTTCCGCTTTTTTTTCAATGTTCTGATAATCAGAAAAGCTGATAACTCGAATTGGCCTATCGTTGCCATCGACATCCCGAAGAAAAGCTTCTTCGATGCCAATAATGGCAGGATCGGTCGGTACGTAGGTGGCGGTAGCCGCAACTAGCGTCTCCGTAAGAAGTTGCCTAGTCCACAAGAAAACATTTTTGTTTTGCCAGTCTTTAACAACTTGTTGCAGCGCAAAAATCCCTTCGACGGCCTGCTCCGAAGTCAAAGAATCCCCAAAGCTGATAACGCCAATTTTGCGGTAAGCGGCTGAGATTATCTCATCTCTGGTTGCAATAAAGTCAAAATCCGATGCAGACACGTTATCCTCCTTAGATTTAAAAAAGGGGCATCTCTGCCCCCAGTTTAATTACTGTTGAGGCGTGACCCTGACAGATAATCTGACTTTACCAGAAGTTGAGCCGGTTGTGGCGGCTGTAGTAATCTTAAAGTCAATGGTGTCATCAGCGGTATACTGATACAAGTGCCCAGCATGGTTATTCAAGTTCTGAACCCCACTAGCGCTAGATCGTCCGATAGTTGAGCCGGTAATAAACCGATCCGCTACTGAACCATCCCCGACCGCAGAAACAACAGCAGTTCCGGTATCAAGAAAATCAACAGACAAAAAGACGCCGGTGATAGTGGTTCCACTTTGAACCTTTAACATCTGCACTACGTCGTTGATTATGAAAGCTGTTCCACCAGCTCCCCCGCCACCATTTGCAGCGCTTGCTACTGCCGCAGCAATATCAAACTCTGAGTAAATGGTATCATCATTAACATCTAGGCGGGGCTGAACCCCGCTAGCTGCTTTTGGTGCTACATAAGTTGTTGCCATAAAACTAATCTCCTAAATTTATCTAAAATTAAAAGCTAACTGCTTAGATTGTTACAACATCAGTCGCGGAGAATACTACACCAACGCAACCATAATCTTTGCTGTTAAATTTAGGCTTTCCAGCTTTCGACATCATCTCCCATGCCCAACCAGTTTCGTTTTGATAATCGAACTGTTCTTGCACAGTGTTTGGTCTTTCGCCCCATGCCCATGCTAGTGCCTGAGCGCCCATTAATGCCCCGAAAGCTCCCTTCACCGCAGCGCCACCGCCATCGGTAAATAGTGGGATTCTTTCTGTCTCGTGGATGATAACATTATCCCAGACCGCAACAGCGCCTCGGAACAATGGGTTATTTTTGCCACGCTCCATTGCATCTTTTTGTGCTTGTTGGAAAGTTGCATCAATTCTCAAGTCGTACATGCAAGCTGGGTTTACCAGAAGCACATACCACTCTTGACCGTCGATCTTAACTGGTCTGATACGATAGGTTTGACCACCACCGCCAGTCTTAGCCCAGACTCTTATAGCTGAGATAAAGTTTGGGGTAATCTTGGAATTTGCTGCTGTCAAAGCGGCCTTAGCGGTCGCTGAGACTGCTGTTCCAGACGGAACGCCGGCAACACCATCTCGATAAAGAATTTTGGTTGGAGAAGCCAAAAGGGCTGCAACCAAAAGTTTATCGATTTTTTCAGCTCCCCAAATCTTTAGCTTGTTACGGCTAACGTCTGGGATACTGAACATGGCTCTTTGCACATCAAGCTTGCCTTTAGTGCGAGTACCATGACGGTATTGTTCCAATATGACTGAGTAGTCGAAAGAGCCGAGCCCTTCTTCGTTACCTTCAAGGATTTGCCCAGAAGTCACGCCATCGCCTGACAAATTAGGCACAAGCCCGAAAGTAATTTGATCGCCTTGGCTTTTTGTCAAGTCGGTTTGAACTTGAACGAGGTTATTGTCGCTCTCGCTCATGAATCGTGAAACGAAATAAGATTCGATTTCAACGTCTCTAAATAAACGCTCTTCCCAAAGTTTTTTGGTAAGTGGGTTTGCTGATGCAAAAATTGTTTTCATAGTTCCCTTAAAAAATTAATTTCAAAGGAACCCTATATTCAGAAACGCTTAGTGGCGAGTTGCTTGTGCCAAAGCCGCATCGAGCTCCTTGATCGACATTTTTGTCGGGTCTAAATCTCTTGCTACCTTTGGCGACACAGTGCTCTGAGCCGATACTGATGGGCTGGCGTTCAAGTTTCTTTGAACTTGCTTCATGACTTGAGCTGGACGGCCCTTAAGCTTCGCAATTTCTGCATTTTGAGCAATATTATGCTTTGCTAAAATACGTCTATCGCTATCAGCCTGAACGAACTGTTTTCTATCTAAAGCACGTTTGCCCATCTGGACAAGCGCCTCGGGAGTTGTAAACAACCAAGGATTTGCTTTGAATTTACCGACATATTCTTCATTAACACCGTCGTCAACAAGAACTTGAGCGATATCGTTAAGAGTCACTTGATTAGTGTCTACATTGCGTAGAAAAAAAGTTTGTGCCTCAACAATCGTTTCCGCTGTTGCTCTTTGCTGCTCAACCCCTTGCAATTGGATATCGATATCATCAATTTTTCTCTGATCGATACTTGCTTGCTGAGGATCTTCAACCCATCTGTCTTTTAACCCATTAGCTAGCTGAGCTCTTGCCTCGGTAAGTTGGCGCTCTGTGCTCGCCAATTGACCTTTAAGTGCGCCCAGCTCGTTACCACGCTGCTGAATATAGGATTCCTTCTGTTCTCCTATTTTTCTCAATCGCTCTGTTTCAGCATTAGCCGCCTGGAGTTCTTCCGCTGTCGGTTGACGTTGCGGCTTCGAGGGGTCTGCTCCTTGGGTTGCGACGGTCGATTGGCTAGCTGGATTTGCATCCGCTTGTGGATCGACTTGCCCATTAGGTTGTTGTTCAGGTGCTTGAGGGGATTGGTCAGTTTCAACAGGGTCAGCAAGAGTTGCTGCTTCTTCTGCCTGAGCGCTAGCAAGGGCCGCATCTAGATCTTCAATGCTAGCACTGTGGATTTCCACCATGCCATCATCTTGATCGGGTTGAGCCGCTGCGTCAGTTTGTACCTGTTCTTCTGGTTCCAAATCATCTCTCCGAAATTACCCAGCAAGTGAGCTAGCAAGATTGTTAGCGTACTCGGTAGCCTGGGAACTTGTATTGCTATTAGGATCTGAAGCGGGGGCTTCTGTCAAGGGGGCATTTAGTGCCACCAGTCCTAATTCATCAGCCTTTTCAGGCTTAATGGTATAACTTCCGTTTGCCAAAACGGTTTTTGTGATTTCTGCGTTCGCCGTATCCGTTGCGGCCTGGGCAGCTTGTTGCGCCTGCTGGTCAAGCCCTTCGGTGATTTCAGTCCTAATGTCAGCCGGCATATCAATGAACCTAAGCGGAATACTTGGATCGATCTGAGCACCTTTAGAAATTAATTCAAATAATGCCATAGCAATTCCGAGACGAGTAGATGGAGCGAATGACGATTCAGAAACAATTACATCGTACTCAAGCAAATCAGTATTTTCTAACAGCTCGACAATTTCTTGCTCAGAATACTGAGTGTAATCTTGACCGCCAAGCTCGAATTTTTGTTTTGCGTAGGCAGAATTTAAAAGTCTGATAATTCTTTCAGGTGGGTAATATCGCTGAATCAAGCCAACGATAATTTTTCCAAGTTTTTGTTTTGCGAAACTTAAATTATCAAAAAGAAATTGGTTCCCGGTAAGTCTGCCCTTTTTCTTTTCAAGATACATCGTACCCGACTCATTAGCGCCACCTTGCATTGGCACAATGTTCATTAGTCGCTGCAAGCTCTGAGTATCAAGCGTCATTATGTCAACAACCCCCTGCGGAAGTTTTGCACCTTCTTCAAGGGCTGGCCTGTTGTTTACACTTTGAAGTTTGAAAATTGAACCGGGCTTACTTCGATTTTTCTTAAAACGCTCTTCTTCAAATTTATCAATAAAAGTAGAGGCATCGGTGTAATAGACCGAAGCGCCAAGGCGGTTCATTGTGTCCATTAATTGAGAGCGGCGTTTATTGATTTCACGCTGTGGGTCTTTTGCGGCCTCAACTTTTCCCCAATACTCGCCGTTTTGTCTGTAGCCATAACAAGGCACAGTGTAGAAATCATGAATCGGCAAATCTGCTGGATCTTCATTGGCAAGAATTACGTTACCGCAAAACTTGGTAATTTTCATTCTAGTTTTTAACTGAGTGACAGCTTGCATACCAGGAATCGTCTGGGCAAGTGTAATATCTTTATCAGACCAATCGTAGGCGGTATAAAAGAAATTTTCTTCCTGAATAAAAAATACTGTGACTTCTTTGTAAACTTTACGAGAGCACTGAGCGAAACGAAATTGCTTTTTCTGAACATCGACTAATGGAAACAAACCATCGACGGTGAAAGGCAAATCATCGATTTTTTTTGCTTGCCTGTAATCAGTATGAGTGCCAGAAACTCCATTATCATTTTTTTCAATGTCTGGATATTGTCCTGCGTACTGACGATAGCTGGTTTCAATCTCATCAGCTTTTTTACCAAACATTTGCTTGAGTTTCGCAATCGAATACATCCGACTTCTAACTTCAAACTCGCAATCTGATAAATCTTCTTTCTCGTGCGGGCCATAGACAATATCATCCCAGGGAAAGCGCTCAATAACGATTTCACCTTGAATAGTTTTCTCAAAGTTCATCAATACGTTAAAAGCACCAAAGCCAGGAACGGCGATATCTTTAAAAACTTTTGTTTCTTCTCTTGGGTAATAACAAGCGTCGGTAACTTTTTTGACAATGACGTTTAAGATATCAGCTACACGCTGATCGCCATCTTCTTGCGGCAAGTAGCGAAAATCTGTGCGTTCTTCGTTTTGAATCCCAATAAGTGTATCAATGTTTGGGCCAATTTCATTTATCGTAAGCGCTGCCCTATCAAGACTCTCAAGCATCCTCTTTGTAGAATCTTCCCATTGACGGCCTCGATAAAACTCTTCAGCCTCACGCCCTTTTTCTCGGCAGTCTGAAGTTAGCGACAAACCTTCGCGCCATAATGACATACACTCTTCAAGTAGCTCTGAATCATTTTGCTTTTTCTCTTTCGGCTCAGGATTAAATTCGTTTAGTTCATCATGAGTATGAAAATCTGTGTTAGCTGGCCCAACAATCCAACTGCCAAGCTCTTTGCCCGGATCTGCTGGGGTAGCTTCGGTAAACTGCAAGCCCATCTGAGTGGCCTCAGCGATTGCTTGTTGATCTGGCTGACCATCTGGGCCAACAGGAGCCTCCATCTGCTGACCAGTAGTTGGATCGGTAAGCAAGGCAGGGGCGGCTTCAACTGGCTCACGAGGTGGATCGAAAATAACTTCATGCTGATGCCCATCTTTACCTGGGCTTATTGAGGCAACGCCAGTTTCAGAATTGACATAGACAAAATGATAATGACCATCGGGACCGGGCGTTGTGATTTTTATGTCTTGCATATTCTAAACCGATTGCCAACCATTAGAACCCCTTTGCGCTTCCCTTGCTCGCTTAAAAGCCTCGTCATATTTGTTAAGAGGCTTCTGTTCAACTGGCAGAGGGGGGAACTTATAATTCAATATCATGTCGTAGATGTAACTAATACCATCAAGTCCATCATCTTCCCAAGCTGGAAACTTTTCCATCTCCATTCCAAGCCTAGCCCTGTAAGCGGCTGGAATCGTATCAGCAATGTGCCATTTGCCATTTGCGAGCGGAACACTCCAGGCGTTTTCAATCCGAAACTGCTTGCTTCGGCCACCGGGCTTTAATATCTCGAGATTTCCTTGCTCAACAGAAACAAAGCGTTTTTTTGCCCTAAGGGCTGATGCTATATGGATTTCAGTAGTTGACATGGCAACTTTTTCAATCCCAAGCTTAATGATGTATCCGTTGCGGCAGTACATTTCAACCGCTGTTTTCTGAGCCTGAATCAAATCCATCTTGTCGATTACAAGGTCTAAAATAAACATTCTGGAAAGCCCCAGATAATCCATATAGGGCTCAACCCCAACGACAGCAAAAGCCCAGGCATCAGCCTCCCTATCAATTCGACGGCCCTTGTCACCAGCCCCATCAATGAGCATGAACTTATGAAGATTTTGCGGCAGCTTCTCTTTTGGGAGCAAAATTAGGTGAGATTTGTTAAGCTTTTCCTGACCTTGCGGCGTTGGATTAACTAACTGCTGGCAGAAGAAAATATAAATTCGCCCAGCTCGTTTTCTAGCCAATTCCTCTTCAGGCAAGAACACAGATTTGCCCCGGTAGCTCCCATCAACAGTTGCAGGCTTTTTGCGGTTTTTAAAAGATGGGACTCCCGTAATCGGGTCTTTTAAAGCAGCTATGTAGCGCAATGGCCCATTATGCCGATAAGGGGTACCAACAACAGTTCTCTGAGCTCCGCGACTTCCCAAGTTCCAAGAAAGCTCAAAGTTTTCGCAAACCTTGTCGATAATTTCCGGAGTCGAATATTCCTGCGTCTCGATATCGTCATAAACTAAGTCCGTATGGTGGGGCCCTGCCGGCATACCCTCAACCAATCCGTAACTGGCAAAGGTAGGTTCTTTATGAAAGCCCTTTCTCTTAACAATCAAACCACCCTCAGGAGCTTCAGTCCATTTCTCAGCCTCTTTGTAAGGATCTTCATACAGGATATCCGGAAAACACTTAACCAAAAACGCCTGCTCTAAAATTAACTTAATCAGGTTTTGAATCTTAACGGCAAGTGGACGCACCGCGCTGAAAATCGCAATTCTGCGCTCAGGATCATTAAGCACTTTCTGAATCTGACGACCAACGGAAATAATCGTGGTTTTTAAGTGATCTCTGGCCCATTCCTCCAAACTGTCACCAGTTTCAAACTGAATGTCCTTGCAAGCCTGCACAACAAACGGATGATTCGCTAAAGGGTTTTTGCAGACAAAATAAATAATAAACCACAAGTCTTGCTGAATGTAGTTTCGATACAAATTCAGCTCATTTCTAAGCGGGTATTTCTTCCGCATCTCAGGGCCATACTGCCGACAGATCGCAATCCTATCCATGAGCTGGTAATAATCTAGCTGATAGTCGCAATCGGAACGCTTTTGAAACTTCATTCCGTTGATTTCGATGACACGAGGGTCAAGGGTTACGCCTTCGGGAACTTGTTCGAGTGGAGTTTCGTAAGCCCAAAGGTCTGTCATCTTTTCGCACCAGCTAAGCCCAACAATAAATTAATCAAGGTTCACACCTCCGAACTCGCGTCAATCCCCTACAAGTTGGGCATACGACCAACTCCGATTTTTTAGGATTTGGGCCCATCGCCACACACTTCGTCTCACAGCAGTTAGTCCGATACACGATGATTCGCTCGTTTTTTCGGATGCGAGAGAGGAGTTTTCGGAAGGTGGATTTCATGAAAGGCCCTGGAATTGTGGGCTTATTTGGGGATTGGCTGCCAGAGATGTCTTATATACGTACAGAGGGGGGTGGCTAGAAAAGTCGGGCCGGGGGTACTCCCCCCCCATTGTCCAATGATTACAGTAGGTTAGCATATATTTTCTACCTATCTACCCATATATAAGAGAGAGGATGTCTAATCATATCAACTACTTAGCTCTACTTCATCAGTTTTACAGAACTGTTCCCTAAGGAAAGGGGCACAATACCTAATCATTCCGAGGGGTTACCGTCAATCCATTCATCTTCGCGGTCCATTGCCACGTTTACCCGACCAAAAACACTGTGCGCATGGTTCTCAGTGGACTTACCAAGGTCTAAACGCTCTGATTTGTTGAGTATCTCGTATCCCATCAGCGTAGAAAGAAAAGAGCTTTTCTCTAGCTTGTTACCGGAAAACGCAGATTTTAATGCAGCTATCTGCCCAGCCGCTAAAATATCTGCTTTCCCTTCCCGATAATCCCTAACATTAGCTAACTCAGTGAAAACAGGCTCGAACCTCTTGAGAATGGACCTTACAGTGCTTTCAGGTAGGTCTACCGCTTTTCCTATGGTCAAATTGTCCAGATTTTTAGTCGCGAGTTCGATAACCCTTACAATTTTCCGGTCTCGCTGTACTCGTGGATCATCCTTAGTACCCTTAGGCCGACCAGCCCTACTTTTAGTAGCTTTTGATTCAATATCCGATGGGCTATCCTCTTCCATGTAATTACAGCCCTTAAAGGGCAATTTTAAACGTTTGAAAGGATAATACCATGAACATGAAGAAGTCTGCACCTAAGAAATTTAGACCAGAGCGCCCAATCTACCTAAGTCTAAGCAATTCAGGTTTTAAAACTGAAGATGAGCTGATATTTGGCATCGAGAAATTGAGAGACGAAGGTTGGCTAGTCTGTAAGCTGCCCGAAAAGCAAAGCCCAAGGCCCTTCCATATGAGCTTCAATACTGAAAATGAGTTCCAAGAGTTTAAGTCTGATTGCCTAGCCCTTGGCATAACCTTAAGAAGCGCGGTTTTGAAAGATGACGATTTTGAAGCAATGCTAGCCGCTGATAAGGCTGGGGAAGTTGTTCCCGGCGCTAATGATACCGATACCTATGAGGACCCTGAAGGTAAGGTTCATGTCAATGACCATGCAGAAGCGCCTAAGGGCAAAGCTCGAAAATAGCTAATCTTAATAATTTGCTTTTGAAAGGCTCGGGTAAAACCGGGCCTTTTTAGTTGGTTCAAAGCCTTGAAATCCTAGTGAGGTGGCGTTGAAGATCATTAAAGGTACTTCTTAGGACCGCGCCCTTCTCCTCACCGATTATATAGGATAAATAAGGTGCGATCCGATATCGTGTCAAATGGTTATTTTCTAACCCCTCGATTTGCCACCAATCTTTCTAAAATAGCGCGTCAAATTATCGTTTAAGCGTAAGTAGCTGAAATTGGAACCTTTTTTCTTTGGGCAACATCATACTTAGTGCTTGCATAGTTCAGAGCTATGAACTATATTCAGATAATAAGGGAATCAACCCACGGTAAAAACGAGACACAAAATGACTAAGAAAGAATTACTTGCCGAAATCAAAACCATGAAATCTGAGATGCAGAACATGATTGAGCGTGAGCCCGAAAACACTGAATTACATAGGGATTTATTAGGCTTGGATAAGCTCATGGAACGAGCCAAGCGCCTTGATGAATCCGATGAGGAAGCCATTGAGCAATTCGCTTCCGATTACGACATTAGTTACAGCGAACTTTGTTATTAATTTTTATTTTATAAATCAGGTAATTTATGCAAAATTCAATCAGAGAACATCATACACCTAAAGAAAATATCGACTTAATTTTGAGGGACAAAACCGGGAAATTAGTTGTCTATGTTTACAACAATGGCTACAAGCCTGCCGTCAAAGTTTTCATTGGCAAGCAACTAAGGCCGCAGATTTATCACACATTTAAGGATAATGCTCAGCGTGATTCTTGGACTGAGAATTATTTCAGAAGCACTGCCCGAAATATCGCTGCTCATGAAGAAAGAAAGCTCAAGGAAAGGCTTGATAGGACTCAAGGTGCAAAGGCTTATGCTAAGGAAATTAAATTAGGAGATTTATTTTGCAGTACGCTGAGCTACACAATGACACTCAATACTTTTTATCAAGTCATTGCCATTGAAGGATCTAAAATTTTCGTTGTTGAGTGCGATCGAAGATGGGTGAGTGGCGATGCTGGGTATACAGGCAGCGTTGTTGCTGAGCCTGTTACTACTTGGAATCCCACTAAGATTTTACAAGCTACGATATGCGGAGAAAATCGCATTTCGGTAGAAGGTAAAAAGGCTACTAAGACAACAGCCGAGGAAACTCACTACGAAAATCACATGGATTAATTATGAAAGATTCATTCGAGGTTTTATTTTTAGGTTACGCAATTAAGCTAATTTTAAGCATTTTAATAGGTTGATATGAAATTCTTTTTTGAAGCAATTGCCTGGATAGTCTCAAGTTTTGTTTTAGTCGGGTCGATATTTGTTATAGGTGAGTATTTATGAGCTTATTAGATAAAATCATTGAAGAGGCCGCCCGGAGATATGCTGCGGCGGTTGATACTATCCCAAACCTTAACATCAAAATCGCCTATGAGGACGGTTTAAGGCATGGAATGAAGCGAGGGTGGCTTAGTTGTGCCATTGATGGAAACCCAGAAGAACCGGGGCCTTATTGGGTGTATAGGATGCCTGTTAATGGGAAGCACAGTCAGCATCCAATGAGTGTCAGAATGTGGGATGGTGAGAGGTGGGCGAGCTCTCAGAATGTAACTCACTGGCAGTTTTTGCCCGAGCATCCTACTAAATAGGCCTTGACATACACCCCGGCCATCCCTTATGTCTTAGGCTATTCACACGCCTTGAGACATTTAGGGGATTAGAGAATCAGAAATGGTTTTCTAGTCCCTTTTCTTTTTTCCCTAGCCTTTAGAGTTAAATTATACTTAGGTTTTTTCAGTACCTAGTTCCTCACTAGATAACTTTGACATGATGGACTGAGACGCTGCCGGGATACCTAGGATCAACTACCTAGTCGTTGCTCAGAAAACTCGGGTATTTACCCAAGAACCCAATTTCAAAAACTCTTACTAATGGTCGCGACATCCTCACGGACTCACGTTCTAAATCTACTTGGATGTACTAAATTTGACGCTACCTCGTAGATTAACTCCAAGCGCCAAAACTGAACCTAAACCAATTTCATTTAATTTTGCAATTAAGAAACTTTAGTTTTTTTCGGTGCAAAAATTCAATAAACCTAACTTTTGCAGGTACCTCGATATTCTTTTTGCTTCTACTGTTTCTAGCCGACTAAAGTTTAATTCCCTTCTAACCCCTGTATTATATGGGCGAGCTTTTGTTGTTATCGGTAAAATATTCGGAAACTCCAAGAACAATATATTACCATAGTGAATATGAGCATGGCATGGCCTGCAAAGCTCCACGACAAACGCTGGCTGATCGTAATCTGGGTGGTGAAATATGGTGTTCTTGATTCTACAACACAAATAGCAATTTTTTGAATATTCTAGTTTACCTTCTTTAATTAATTTCTTAACCGTTAAAGAGGCGATTTGTTTTTTATTCATTTTATCAAACCTCGCTTATTCCTATGCGGAAATTTCTCATCCAACAGACTTTTAATCCGCTTAAGCCCCTCTGGATTAATCCGCTCCTGCTTTACGCTAGCCTTGACCGCTGCCGGCTGTGGCCTAGCCTGTGTTTTTTGCTCAAACCCTGAATTGCGCTTGAGTTTCACTTCCTCATTGTATTCTGAGATAACCGCTTTTTTTGCCCAGCCAGTCAAAGCAGTCTTACAGCGAACCCGGCTAAACTTCATGCCAGATTCTCTGTTTTGGTCCCTAGCAAAATCTCTTACCCTTGCAAAAACATCTTTCCAACGTTCGCGTGGCAATGGCGAGCGGTCTAATGATTCAAAGATTTCAGCGAGATCGTGAGCTGTTAAAAAAATCTCTGGGTACTTCTTTAAAGGTCTGCGGCCTGTTCCTAGTTCCTCTTGAACTGTCATATCGAATAAAGGAATTGCGATTTTTAGCCATTTTTCTAAAGCGTCCCAATTATTTTCATTAATCATAATTTTTGTGTTGTGGTTTTTTTTACGTTAAGCTATAAGCTTAATCATGGCAACAACAATATTGACTAAAGCTGGCGTAATTAAATTAATTCAAGACAAGATTAAGGGCGGGATGTCTCAGTCTGATATCGCTCGGGAGTTTGACGTAAGTTCAGCTTATGTCAGCGATATTTTATTAGGTAGAAGAGGGCCTGGTCCGAAGTTTTTAGAGAAGCTTGAACTTGAGCCGGTATATAGAAAGATTCAAAAGTGGAATAGGAAAAAATCATGACGCAAATTTTATCACTGTCGGTCGAAAACATTTTAGGCGCTGAGTCGATTAAGTTTGCGCCTAATGGTCAGAGTGTCACTATCGGTGGGGCTAATGGCGAGGGCAAATC